TGCTTTTGTATATCTAGACGCAAGTCTATCATACAAGTTGTCCTCAATCGCTTCTTCAGTGATTGCGAAAGCAAGTGCTACGGTATTATGAGTGTATCTAGCTGTGAAAGTTTCTTGCGCATTGTCAAATACAACTGCAGATCCTTCCGGCTTGATTTCCGCGTTAGCGAAACCTGATAACATTACTTCCTCTTCGAAAGCTCTGTCTGAAGTTTCAGTATCGAAAATTTCAAGATGCTGATTCTCGTATCTCTTATATTCCAGGCCGAATAGTGCATTCAATCCTGGCTCTAGTTCTTTAACTAGTTGTCCTCTTGATATAGCCATAATTTAATCTCCTATATTCCTGTGAATTGTTTATAGAAATGATTATTAATGATAGCAGTTACTACTACGTTTGTAGAGTAAGTTGTAGCATTTAATAATTCATTATTAGAGCTGTTTTTAGTAACTCCAATGACACGAATTTGACTTGTTACGTTCGCTGCTAATTGCGAAGTATTTAAAGTCACTTTTGATACATAGTTAGCTGATGATCCTGCTGTGTACACAATATTTCCGTTTAAGAAAATATCAGCAATAGCAAGAGATGAGCTAGCTTGTATTTCGTATCTCTCATAAGGGTCGTCCGTCACGAAACCAACGATATCAGTAGCTGTATTAGAAGCTGCTAAATTGTTAGCCCATGTCGGCTTTTTAGTTGAAGCATTTGTATAGAATACTCCGTTTAATGAACCTAATAATTGGTTAGCAGAAGTTGCTACCGTAATGTATCCAGTTGACGCTGCTGTTACTGGGTCATTTTGATAGATAGCATCTGAGCTAGCCGCAATATTATATTCACTTAAACCTTGAGCATCTCTATTCTGTCCAACTTTGCCTATCGGTAATAAACCGAAAGCTGCGTTTGGGTTAGCCATAGTTTTTTTCCTTGTTTAAGTTTTTATTTACTTTGTTGATATCACAAAAAAATTATTTTTTGTTCGTACCACCAAAAGTTACACGAGTCTGCCTCTCACTATTGATTGGCATACTTGGGTGCTGATCCTTGTAGACATCGTTGTTAATTGCGTCTTCTCGATCCTTAGTTTGTTTTGCAAAATAAGCATCTCTAGCTGCTGCGAGTTCTACCGGTATCCTTGCCAGCGCAAGGCCACCATGTCCAATTACACCTGCGTATTTTCCTTCTTGAATCGTTGAGTAAGTTTCACCTGGATATTCATCAGCTCTCACTAATTCAAATCCTGATCTTAACTTATTCGAAACGTTTTTAGAGTCATCCTGACCTAAAATTTCAAGTCGAATCCAACGGTGTTTAAATCCGTCTTTTGGGCGCGGTGCATCCAAACTTGATGGTGGAGTCCAAGTTGTAGGTCTCTTTTCAGTAGCCCTAGTTTGGCTCGCACGTGGGGTCTTCATTTTATCGTTTTCCATATGCCTATACCTCCTTCGTGATATTTAATTGTTTCGCATATTCTTCTAATGGCACTCCTAATTTTTTAGCGATTGCAACTTGAGAAGGCGTGAGTCTCACAGTTTTGCGACCAGGCTTTGTACTTCGCTTCGCCGAAGCTACTGTTTGTACTGGTTTGGTCGATTCCGTAGTTGCATTCTTATCAAATTTATGGGGAAACTCAAGTCTTATTCTTTTATCAATTTCCGCATAATATTCTTCAGTTTGAGCATCATATCCCTCTTCATCAATAAGGGTCTTATGAATGTCAAAAGCCGTGTAAGTCATAGCTTTATCAGAGCCAAACCACTTGTTTTTAGATGCCCAAGCCTCAGCTTTAGGATCTGCAGTAGTTTGTTGTCTTTCTGGTATTCTAACGTCAGCTATTCTTTTTGGTTCTTCTTTTACAAGATTTTCTGATGCAGATTTTAATTCTTGTAATCTTCCATCCTCATAACCTAATCTTGCTATTTCTTTTTGAACCTCTATTTCAGCACCTACATCATTAGCTTCTCTAGCTACTAGTAACTTAGATTTTGCAGCTTCTAATGCAGATACAATTTTAGCTTCTCTATCTTTAAGTGATACATTTTCTAATGTACTAAACTTTTTAGTTAAAGCTTCTTTTTCTGCTTTAACAGATTGAGCATACGTTAAAGCTTCTTCTCTTTGACGTTCTGCTTCTCTCATTTTTTTAGTTAGTTTAGCAATTCTTCTTTGCACACTTTCACTATAATCTTCTAATTCGTCTTTCTTAACTTCTGTCTTAACCTCCTGTTTCTCGTCGCTCGTATCTAGCTTCTCGGAGCTAGCGGCAAGGGGCTTCTCTTCTTTTTCTACTTCTTTAACATTTGATTCTTTTACTTCAAACTCAGGTTCTGGTTTTGTTGTGTCTTCAAACTCAACATCAACCTCTGGTCCTGAAGTATCTATATCAACTGTCTTTTTGTTTTTATCTTCTGGCATAGTTTCCTCCTATGTTTATATATAGTGAAGTACAGACTCAGGATCAGGAATAGTTCCTAATACTTCGTCATCGTTTAATATACGAACTTCACCGCCTTCGATTGGTAATCGTGATCCCGCGTAGCGCGCGAAAATAACCCAATCGCCTTTTTTGCACCATGGGCCTGTCGGATATTTTTCTTTATCGTGATAGGCAAGTGGTCCAATCTTTAAAACGTAACCGCAATTAGTTGCGATTCGTAATCTGTCTAAAGATTCTTGTGATATGATAATTCCACCAGATGTTTTTTCTTTTGGTGTAAATGGTAATACTAATAATCGCCATCCTGATGGTGTTGGCAACTCATCAACTACAGATTTTATATTTTCTGGATTTAATGGTTCTCTAGTATTCTTTGCTTCTTCTTTATACTTTTCTTCAAGACCTAGGTTTATCTTTGGTACTTCCTTTTCCGAGGTCGATAACGTTTCCTTTTTCATCACTTTGCTCCTTCTTGTTTAGCAGGTTAGAGATTTCCTGAATTACTGTTTGGTAGGCATTTGCCTGTCCTTGCATATACTTGTATTTTTCCATACTGTCAACTGTTCCAGATATCATAGCATCACCAATGTTTTGGTAACTATCTCTGATAAATTTCTGCAGTTTAGTTATAAATGTTACAGCGTCCATAGCTTTCTCCTTTGTTAGTTATATTAACAGTTCCACTTACGTAGAGACTTATTAATTCTTGAATTTGGATCTCTTGCAGTTTTTGCAGAGGTCAATCTTTTTTTCATGCCAGACATTCTAGCACAAAAAGACTTTCTTCTATTAGCAGCTTTTGAACCCTTTTTCAACTTACTGGGTTTAGTTGTTACTGCCATTGATAACTTAGAACCAGGATTTGCAGCTCTATAAGATGCAATACCTTTTCTATTTAATCCACCGGATTCAGATTTACCTTCTTTTCTTTGCCATGCAGGTGTTCCACCTTTAGCAAATTTACGTCTTTCAATACCATGTCCTCTTAAAGAAATATCGCCCATTAAAAATATTTAGTTACTTTTCTTCTATTAGACATTATTTTTCCACAACCTCTAGCAATACCTTTTTTAACAAGTCCACCTTTTGCATATTTTTCAACTTCACCTGTTTCTAAATTAGTGATTTCTTTTTCAATATCATCAATTTTTTTAACTGGTTTAATATTTTCTCCTCTTGCTTTTCTAGTATAACTACCTGTCATATCTAATATTTCTTCTGTTGCATCTTTTCTCTCTTTAGCACCTTGAAGAAGATTATTTTTTATTTTAGATTGAAGAGTTAATATTTGTCCTATTTGTCTTTTTTCTTTTGTACTTCTATCAGCAGGTTTTACTTCAAGCATTTCTACTTTTCCTTTTTTGCCTGAATAACCTTTACCGGAAAATATTTTTTTACCTATTTTTTTAAATGGCATTATTTTTTAGCTGTTTTAGCTGAAGCTTTTAATGCTTTATCAGAAACAGTTCCTTTTCCAGGTCTGCTTTTACCTAATCTTTTTGCACGGTTCATGTAATAGTAAAGTCCTTTTTTAGCAACTCTACCATCTTTAGTTACATGTGTATCTTTAACTTGACCACCTTTTGCCATTTTAGATTTTCCGGCTTCTGAAAGAGCAATTGCTATTGCTTGTTTTCTAGATTTTACAACTGGACCTTTTTTACCAGAATGTAGTTTTCCAGATTTAAATTCTCTCATAACTTTAGAGACTTTAGTTTGTCCACCTTCAGCATAACCAGTTCTTGATAATGCTCTTCCAAATCCTCTTTCAGCTATTCCAGTTCCTCTAGCCATTATCTTTTACCTTTCATCATTTTACCTTTTTTCTTCTTTGACATTTTAGCAGTTAACATATCCGCTTTTTTCATTTTACCAGATTTAGTTTCTTTATATCCTTTTGCTTCCATAGCATATTCTTTAGCTTCTTGAGCTTTAGATTCCATGCCCTCATGTTTTTCAGACATATCAACATAGCCACCTTTTTTAAAAACACCTCTTCCTTTTAAAATATCGGCTCTAGTAATTTCACCATCTTTGTTTAAATCTGGAAATGCTCTGCCACCTTTTGCTAAACCTACTCTAGCAATTCCGTTTCCTCTTTTTTGTATTCCAAGTCCTGCCATTTTATTCTCCTATCCGTTTTCTTGTTCTTTGTTTGATACCGGTTTATTTGCCATAGTGCGCGCCACCGATTCTGCGCTTCTGCCCACAACATAACCTCCAAGACCAATTTGTAAAAGGGTCCATACGTCTCCTGGAAGAGTAATAGTTATAGAAGCTTTAAAAAAAAATAATATAACAGGTCCTAATACATAATTCCATATTAGAATAAATATTAATACATACATTAAAAGGGGCCTCCAGCTCGATGCGAACCAGCCCGCTTTGGCCTCTGCCTCAATAATTTTAGCTGCAGCAGTTAATTCTTGTGTATGAGATTGCATCAATTGCGTTTGCAATTGTGCTTTTAATTTTTCTTGTAAATCTTTATCTGGAACTGATTTTTCTATTGTTGAAAAAAGTATTTTAGCTAGCGGGGCAACAGCATTTAATACTGGTAACATGATTTAATACCACTTAGCTGATCTTTTTTTCTCTGGAAGTATGTTTCCTTGGCCTTGAACTACGTCAGTTTGAGTTTCATTTGGTTTTGACATTTCAATATCAACTCCACCAACTAAATATCCATCTTTACCTGTAAATTTAGAATGATCTACTTGTTTAGATTGACCAATTTTTTTATTTTTGTTTTTCATAACCATTTTATACTCCTTTTTTTGTGTTTTTAAAACTTATTTTTGATCGTTTTTAAGTTTAGCTGCTAAAATTGTCTTTTCTAGCGAAGTATCTGCTCTTAATTTAGCTAAATCTTCGTTTTGTTTCAGTTTATCGTCTTGAGTAGACTGATTCATCATAGTTTTCATCTTATCAAGGTTTAATCTGTCTTTACCTTCAACTTCTTTTCTGTAATTTTCTTGTGCTCTAAGATCTAATTCTCTAGCTCTTAGCATTGCGATAGGATCATTTGATAATAATGAAGTAATTTGTTGTTCTTCTTTTAAAAATTCTTCCATTGCTTCAGCTATTAACTGTGCTTTTCTAGCTTCAATTTTTTCTCCAAGCATTTTAGCTTGAATTTGCATTTGTTGAAGCATTTGTGGATTCTGTTGTCCCATTTGTTGCATTTGTTGACCCATCATTTGAAGTTGTTGCATTTCATTTCTAAATTCAATTTCCGTTTGTTCTTGTGACATTACAGAAATATGTTCAAAAATATTTTTTTCTAACGCAGCCATTACTGGTGGAGCATTTCTTGCAATGTTAGTTCCCATAAAACTTAAATGAGATGTAATATGTGCTCTATGATCTTGTCCTGG